GCGACAGGTTTAGCGATCTGTAAAGGAGCGTGGCTCGGAAGACCTGATGAGGCCTGGAAGCACAAATGCGCCCGTTGGCTCGCGTGCCCTACCTGCGAAAGGAAAAGGGCTGGAAAGCGAGCTCACGAAATGAAGGAACGGCTCAAAGTTGCCAGGCATTACCTGGGTAACGATATGACTGTTGGAGTATTGACCGTTACGCTACCTGGACAGAAACATGAATCAGGTATTCGATTCAAGTCTCTGAAAGAACAGTATGATTATGCTGTGTCCAGGACAACCTTGCCCGGTCTTCCGGGATGGCACTCGATGAGAGGAATGAACAGGTTGCTATGTGGTAAGCCCGATCACAAAGGATTCGGGAAGAATAAGGTCGACTACGGCCTTGGTGCAGATGGTGGAACTCATTTTATGGAGTTCACCTACAACAACACGAAGGGTTGGTGGAATGTACATATGCATTCTCTGTTCTATGCAGCCATGCCCCTCGATCGATTAAAATCGACGAGTCGGCACGTAGTCGATGGCGATGAGCTGCTATTGAAAAAAGAAAACAAAGGTAGAACCAATATTGGGTTAGCTAGGTTAGGCTACGGTCCCCGTTATACTTTGGATTACGCGGAAACGCACGAGTTGGATCAGATGATACAATATTCGAGTAAAGTAGCGTATGTTACAAAGCCGTTTAAGGCTCCAAAGTCGAAATTCGGCGAAATTGAAGAGTTTATGTACACAAATCCTCGATTATCGAGGCCTTTTGGTCGGAATCAATATAAGATTGATACTCTACCCGATGGGTATGGCGAAGAGAAATTACTCGAATCGTACTAAGAAAATTGAACCTGCAATGCAAACATTGTATTTTGCATACAATGCTCCAGCTGGAAACTCAACGAGTTATATTGATCTGTCTCAAGTGGCATCACTAGTTAACCGAAGGTTCTACAGACAAGGTATTAATTGGGCTGTTGCTGGATTTAAATTCTTGACTACCAGCAATTTCCAAGGTGCTCTTGGCATTCACAAATTGCCCAACACCTGGACGATGAGCAATTCATGGATGAAGGCTTTCAAGACTTGGCAACGCATGAATAGTGAAGCATTGTCTGAAGCAGAATCTGTTCGACCTAAATTCTTGGATTTCAAGATTTACGCTGACGTGGATCACCACGCTGCAGGTTATGGTGCAAACCTATTGCCTTTGGCACAAGCCGGTACTTATCTACCCGGTGAATGGGAGTCTTCGAAGATTGTCTTCCAGGACAACTCAGCTGTTCCTGCAGCTGGCCTTCGAGATTTGGAAATGATTGCTGTTGGTCCAAATTACCCTGGCGGTGGAGCCTCTGGACTTAACGCAGTGTCTCTTATCGAGGGATATGCTGCGTCTCGAGCTCTTCCCGACCAATTGGATCCAAACACTCCTGCTGATGCAGCTGATGCAAATGGTCCACAGCCTGCAAATTGGATGAGTGCTATGTTTAACGATGGTACTCTGATTACTGAACAAGTTCTTGATGATATGATCACTGAAAACAATCAACCTCCATATCCATATGAAGGAGATGGTACAGCTGTTGATACTCAATACCCTGGTGGTGCAAACCAAGGTACTGGACTACAAGTTCATGATTATGAATACGTGACAGCCACAACAATTGGTGGTACTTCACGTCTCAAGGGTGGAAATTTCCCTTGTGGTTTGATTCGAATTGACACAACTTCTTCTGGAGAAGTTGGTGGTTGGGTTCTAACACTCGATTTAATTCCCGGTGATCACCGTGGATACCTTTGTGAATCTATGATGGAGATGTGATATTATGACATTACCAGGTACACAAGCTGAAGCTACTGCAGTCAAGACGGCGATCACCGCCGCTTCTGTCATGAACCATGTGAAAAACAACCGTCTCGAGTATATCGGACTCATAATCTTGGGACACCTCCTTGGGTTGTCTGATCGCCTCTTGGCACAATTGAACGGAGTGTGTTTCTGATGCCTAAGTACAACTATGGCAAAACATTCCGTCGAAACGGTAAGCTCATGCGATACCGATACACGAACAAGCGTAAGTCTACCAAGAAACTTGTTCGAGCACCGCTAAAGCGTAAGCGGACCTACAGGAAGCGATATTGATGGCGATAGCCCCACCCAGCATCCCCCAACAGCAAGCACCATGCTCTCGTTGTGGATCATTGGACTGGGACTCTTTTCCCATCACCGAGCAAGGCGTTACTCACGTTATCTGCAAAGATTGTGATTGGGAGTGGATTGAATGATCAGTCGTGTTGACTACACTGCACTTCCATCTTCTTTTCATTCGCCGTCTTTGTTCCGGGGGGCCCCGACCCATTCCCGAAGCCCAGGTGCAAGGGCTTCGGAATCGAATAACTCGGGGGGCCGGAAAGGCGACCACACCAGCATTCACGATGTTTCAACCGTTCCGGGACGTTCTCATCGTGCCCGCACTGCGTTTACTATTGCGGGGTCCCTCATCCTTGTGGATGGGCCTCTTCCTGCTGGTGATATTGCTGCGGCAGGTCTACTGATCGGATACGGAACCTATGAGGTTTTCAAATCCGTATCGATATTATTTGGATGAAAACTTTCATCTTACTTGTTTGTATACCGAACTTGCTAAAAGTTATTTTTTGCTGGACAGCCCATGGCAGCGGAAAATATGGTGATTTTGTCTGAGTCTACGAAGAAACAACAATCCACTTTTAGTTCGGGCAGTGCGACAGGTTTAGCGATCTGTAAAGGAGCGTGGCTCGGAAGACCTGATGAGGCCTGGAAGCACAAATGCGCCCGTTGGCTC